GACAAAGTAAGAATGAGGCGTTGTGGGCACTCCTGTACAATCCCAAACTGATCTTTGAGGGAACCAACCAGAATATCCATGGTTTCTTCCGGTGAGCAGGGTCTACCATAATCGCCATCTTCGACGTATGGTGCTATCCACTGCGTACGCACCTCATCGAGAATCTTGTTGATCTCTTCCCGGCTATAGTAGGTTTGTGGCATTATGCTTTTCCTGTGTTCATTCTGATCACTCTCTGCATTTCATCCATTAAGAGATCGTATATTCTCGTGAGAGGTACATAGACATCATCGCCGCTCGTTATCCTGCACGAGACGTACAGATCGTTGATCGACTGTGGATGTTCGAGTACGTTTGTCGGGCGACCGGATACAACGGTCATGTGTGGCGTTGTGGTTGGATCGGTGCTCATTACTTACCCACCTTCTTCACTGGCATCGGTTTTGTAACCTTAACAGTTGTAGGCTTGCCAGCGTTTGGATTATTCCGACTCAAACGCATATCCTTTGGAGTGTTTTTCTGTGGTTTGCCACCCATGATGACACCATATCCTTTCGATTAATGAAACAGCCCAGCGCCGAACAAGAACGCCAGCAACAGGAACAATCCAGCGATGCCATAGGCGATAGCGCGTGGAATGTCACGCACCCGGAGCGCGACAATAAACTTATCCGCTGTGAAGATTAACAGGCAAAACAGCACTGCATTCTGGAACGTGATGAATGTGCTCATGAGATGAATCCTTTCACCGAACAAAAACGATAATACCAACGATATATAAGAGAATAACCAGACAGACATACAATTTTTTTGTCGTATCAGCAGACCGATAGAAGAGATTTTCATAGATCAAGCAAGCAAAGATCAAACCAATACACCCGACCACAATACCTGTAGACACGCTGATCACTTCACATCTCACCTCCAACAATAGCTTCTTTTGCCCTCATAATCAGGCAATCAGACGAATGGTAGAACTTACCTCGTGCATAATCCCTTGAACCATCACAGAACACACAATATTGACCGCCCATATCATCACTCACCACGACTTCATCCTCATAGGTAGCAAGCTCCTGCACAAGAGTAAACAACCGATTGTGGTCTGCATAGACATCCATCACTCACCCCCATCATCCCTCAGCGCGATTATGGCATCTGAAAGTGTTCTGTAGTCTTCTCGTACCGCTTTCATGATTTTTGTAAAAAGTTCTACGTCAGGCATACCTTTGAATGATCCATCAGGGTCAAGGAGATTGAGGCTTGACCCAAGCGCACGCATGCGTTCGTCGACATAATCAAGTGATTCTTTATCTGGCATCACGCTTTACCTCCTACCAATTGCTTGAGACTCTTTTCATAGATACTATGGCCCCAGTCCGCATCGTGAGCGTGACCCACCAAATCATCAAATGAAAAATCGCCATTTTTGTAGGCGTCATATTTCGCATTACCTAAAATTTGCTTCTGCGTATCAGCATCCTGATCGTGGAACCACTCAGAACCGGTCTGCATTTGCGGAGCACTAGGAATACTTGAGATATCCTCTATCCCAAGCTTTGATAGAATCTCGTCCCATCCCACTGTGACTGGAACAGGAGCACATCTACACTGTACGTGGCTCTCTAAATCCTCTGAAATATCATGTAGGCTTCCATCCATTGCAAGGCAGGCCGCGCAGGTGTTTGAGCTTTTGGCGCATGTCCAACGCCACTGTTTCACCACATCATCATTTTGCCTATACGTCTCGGTAGCAGCGTTCTTGTAACAGCGCAACATCTCCTGACGACTGATCACCAACGCCCTGTTTCTTGATATGCCCAACGCCTGCTCAACCTGTGGCGCTATCGTTCGCGGGTTCTGTCCCAACGACAAGCCAGTGAGTAGCGCCTGCCCAACTTTCTCAGCAGCCTCAGCACCAAAACCCTGAAACAGATCAGCCAACGGCGAACCAGATTGAGACACGCCGATAAACGAGCGCAGAGCCTCGCTAGACGGTCTGCCCCATGTCCAACTCACACCAGACGGCACCGTTGCATCGAGCATCTCTAATGCGCTCTGAGAGCCAAGCTGTACGCCGACCTGTTGTAACTGATGTGTGGTCATCAAGGCTTTGCTCCCGAAGCGATTGATCTCACTATTGATGAATGCCTTGATATTCTGCAATCGGCCTTGCTCGTGTAACCATGACATCGGCACTGTCTCGCCATTGTCTAATTTGTCCTGTATCTGCTTATAGAGTGTATTGAGACGAGCGTTGATACCGGGCATGACGCCAGCATAGGCGCTATTGATCGTCTGTTGTGCCGACGTTTCGTGTTGCGCCAGGCGGTGGCGAAAGTCGTTCATGGTTGAGATCAGGCGCGATGTGCTCATTTTTTCTTAAAAACCTTGTAGAACCATTCATTTCCGCTCATTTCCGCTCACTTTTATTTGAATTATCTCTTTGATGTATCCTGGCAGTTCAATACACGTGCCGATCAGCCCAACGATGACAAGCACAACACTGGCAAAACATACCAACCACATGAATACACCGCTCATATCCAGAAACTTAATCAGGCTCAAGAGGAAGAAACCGATGAGAACGAAAGCCAGGGCGACACCGAAACCGTTGCTGGTTGTATTGTGCTCACTACTCATCCTTTATTCTCCTCTGGTAACTCTGACAGATCAGGGGCTCGCTCAACGTCTATCGAACCAACTGGCATATTTAGTAGCACATGTTCTGCAAAGTCATAAGCCCGTTGCGCCATACGCAATATCCATCTATTCTCCCAACCTTCTGGCTCCATATCAATATTGATCTCATCCCAGTTCAGGTCATTGAAAAGCGCTTGTGCGTAACCAAGAAACTGCACATTGCGAGGCTGTGTGTCATCAACAACGAGAATAGATGAGTCCTGTTTAAGATACTCTTCCAGAACGAGAGAATAGCGACTGTCGGGATATTTTATTTGATCCCACGCACCATCTAACTTTTGCCCTTGAAGAAGGTTGTCAAATCTGGTTTGTGGTCTGAGAATACGTAGATCCTTATACACCACACCGTTAATGAGATAGATCATGCTATCTCCTCGGGCTTTTGTACTACCTTTTTTACCTGCAACTGCTGGTTGAACTGCTTATCAAACCAGGGCTTAGCCAGCACATGACCAACGACAATACCGATCAACATGGTGAGCGCACCGACAAAATAAGGTAACATCATTCATTCACTCCTTGTCCTTGCTGTCCGGGCTGTATCACGTCCGATGGCTGCGGGTTCGGTTGCCCTGGTTGTGGTTGCGCTGGCATCGGTGGCGGCATACCCTGCCCTTTGCTCCATGCGGTGAGTTGACGTGCATCCTCTGCCTGTTTCTTTTGCATTTCATCGTCCGCATCCAGTCCGAGGCTCGCCAAAATGGTGGATTGTGAGACGCCAAGACCTTGTAGCACTTGCGCAGCCTGTGCCGCTTGCAAATTGTCTGAGGGCAAAAGAGGCGGCCAGTGGATGTCTATCTTGTAATCTTCATACTGTTCAATCGGGATCAGACCAGCAATAACCAATGCAGCGCGTGATATCTCTCGAATGAGCCGGCCATACAAACGCTGCTTAATTGTTGTCTTTTCTATGAGGGGCTGAAACATGAGTTGTAGAGCGATACCTGAGATATTGCCACGTGGTAACTCTGCTTGGCGACCTAACGCAACGGCAGGAACCCGGCTTTGTTCATCCATGTCAGAACGGATCGTCCCGGCAAAACTGAGCGAGCTGGATAAGTCACTCGACATCTCCAGGTTCCCCATTTCAGCATCCATTGATTTCAGGATGACGAGCCCACCTGGTGCACGATCTATCTGATTGCCATCGCCGACACCTTTGGCCCATGTGGTCGGGTGCGCATAGTACTTCAGAATTCGACTGGTATTCGACTGGATAAAATTGAGCACATTATTCTGTCGTATCAGATCTGATGACAAATCGGGCATCCCCCAGGGCTCGTTTGGGTTGGGTAAGTTCTGATTCGCAAAAAGAGGAGGAAACGGATAGGGCCACTCTTCAGGCTCGCCGTCCTGCTGCCATTTATTTGAAATCCCACCAAAGACAGCACTCTTTTTGACATAATTAGTTATGGTCCAACTATCATCAAGGTCATATGCGCCTGCAACCTCTGCCTGCCCATCAGGATCAACACGAGCAATGATCTGCTTGCACTGTGTGTCATTTGGCCCTGGATACTCGATAATGTAGGCTAAAACCGTGTTGCAATCATCTGGAGGTGTCACCATGCGCACAAGCATCGGGTCCATATTCACCATGCGAGAATACTTCATCTCACCTTGCGCTGGAATGAGCTTCATGAAGACTTCACCACACACACCGCCGTTGATGCCACTCAATGAGAGCAAGGTCATCTTGTCGTCGTCATCACCCCAGAAGCCATCAAGATAATCTTGCACGACGGTTGAGTCAGTAGATGTCTCATCGGTTGCTTCAATCTTAATTGGTTGGCCAAACAAAAAACTCACGCCTTTATCCACGATGGGTGCGCACCGATTCGAGATCACATTATCGTTGAGTCCATCGCTATCCAGTTTGAGCGGATCGGCGAACTCACCACGGTACGACTTCCAGGCAATTTTCATCTGCTGCTTACGCTCAAGATCCACCTGTGGCGTTGGAGCATCAGCCAACGATTGCGGCGTAACTTGCGATTGTGTCATGGTTATATTCATTGGCTATCTCCAGTTCCTAACGATTTCTACACCACCAGCATTGACAGTTAGGTGGTTGCACATGTAGCGAGTGCTATCGCACGCATGGTCCCATTCCTTCACAGGTTCCTCTTTCGGTCCAGTACTCCCCTGCTTCCACACATAGCCTGAAATCTCGTCTTCAAAACAAGTTGGTTTTTTATCCGCAGCAAGATCACGATCTACCTCTACCAGAGAATCTCGAAGAAACATCAAACGCGGCTTCCCATCACCAGCCACTCTCATACGTGCAGCCGTTGCCTGAATACCATCACTAACCGCCTTCTTAGCAGCGGTTGTGTATAACCCTAAATGACGTTCCAACGTCTTACGGTCTTCAATGTCATGGTCACAAATAATCTCTTGAGGTAAAGGATCAGCCCACTCGGCAGGCTTCGGTTTATATTTTTCGTGGTTTTTTGGGAGAAGATGAAACCAACCAGAAGCAATCGCGATGTCTTTTGCATGATCCTCAACCAGACGCTTTGTCATGTAAATTTCACGATATCGATAAAGCCTGCCATCGTCGTCCATCGCGAACCACTGGCAGACAAACGGATTAGTAAATCCAAAGTCAATACTGAGCCAGCGCCGCCATGACCGTGGGATGATAAAAGAATTGACAAGGTTTACTTTTGGATTCCAGGATTCTTCATATACAAGGCCATCAGCACTTACCCAAAGTCCTTTACGAAACCGAAGGTACCGAACACCGGTTAATTGATCAAGGCGCTCAAGGTATCTCTGCCCTTCTGGCGTGATAGTGCCGCTACGATCAAAGAGTACTGGATTATCTTCGTGGTACGTCTCCAGTAAGAGTGTGCGCTTTTCTTGCTCCCGACGCTTAATCCAGTGGTTTGGATCTCCTGGGTTCACATCTCCTAGCATTTGCTGATAGGGTGTCACACCATAGCGAATGCGCATACTTGCCATTTCCCAATCGCTCTCATCCAGCTCATTTGCTTCTTGCACGTAAATCGTGTCCCACTCGGAACTGAGCACTTTTGAAGCTTTATCCATGCCGCCAACTGCGAGAATAGAACCGTTGGGATAAACGTAGCGTTGTTTACTTGCAGAGAAATGAACGCCTTGTGCTGGATGAAGCACCTTATTTTCGAAGGTAACCATGCCTGATTCAGTCAAACTACGCCGCGTCTTTCGTAACATGAGATGGCGAGAACCGGGATACTCCATAGCCAAATAGTTTTGATATTCGAGATTACATCGACTTTTCCCTGTTCCTGCTGGACCTCCGAGAATCTTTTCAGGATGAGGGTTAGTGAAGATCTGGTTCATATCACCATAAACAGTGTAGGTTTCCTCAACTGTTGCTATTGCCATCAGTGCCTCCAGTTGAGTTTTGCTGTGTGATGACAATTTTTTTGATGTAGTTTTGCTGTGCTACTTCATCATCTGGCTTTTTATCGAGGTTATATAAAGCGCGTCTATCTTTGGAGATTACAAGGAGACGATCTAACGCAAAAAGCCGGCCTTTGTTCTTCTTTTCAAAGAAAAGGTCAGAACACTCCACTTGCCATAAATCAAGAGTATAACTTTCCTCTTGTCTTAATTCTTTTACATTGTCAACGACCACACGATCCAATTCACGCATAATAGCTTTGCGACAGGTGCTAGCATCACCATATCCACATTCGTCTGCAATATACTGATAGGTATGTTTTCGTGCCCTCAACTCCAGAGCACGAGCAACTCTTATAGCTGCGTTGACGTCCCGATTTGGGACCCCTTGTTTGGTAGGTGTAACTGTAACCTGTAACTGGGATGTAACCCACTGTTCTTTCGCTGCTCGTTTCTTGATGGCAGGACGAGAGACACCATGTTTTCGTTCTAACGCACTTTGTGAAAAACGACCACTTTCATAATCATCTCTCACTGCCTGCCAATTGATAGACCTTCTCTCGTCGCTCATCTAAGCTTGCATCTCCTCTTGAACCTGAACTTTCTCGACACTTCTCGGCCTGCACAATCCGTAATCCACCCGCCGCTTTCTATGTGTCCCTTTGGTGTACAACTCAACCTCTGCACTGAACTGGATCACATCGCCACGTTCGAGCTGGACAGACACGGTGTCATCTTTGCGTAGTGGCATCCAGCAGTGTTGTGCGACATACTTGCCGTTGGCGTCACGGATATCCTGGATGAGCATGTAGCGCTTCGGGTTGCCATGATGTTGCGTGCGGCCATAGCATTCGAACTGTGCAGAGAAGGTAGAACGCACACCATGGAACCGGGCTAAACGTCTTCTCACGCGATAGTGTTTCCTCCAAACTCTTTACGATCTGCGTTAACCAGGCGGATCATGTGTTCAGGGATATCAAAAGCAACGATCATATCACTACTTGTTGGCTGTTCCCGATCGTGTGGTTCTGGGACTGGAAGTGGTTGCGTTGGATGCCCACCAGAGTTCGGCGCAAATCCATAAGTACGACTCTGGAAGATCGCCGTTTCTTTACACTTGCAGGTCTGCATCCAGGGCAGGACGACCTGTGCATCATGGCTGAAGGCATTCTTGACGCCACTACAGCGCGTGCAGATGAGTGTCACGCCGTCTTTATTGCAAATAGTCAATGTATGATCATTTGCCAGTAAATCGACTGCACACGTTGCGGACGACCACAAGCGAGTCATGACGTTCTCCATTTCTTACAGTGAAATAGGTATGCACCAAGGTTATAAAACCAATACCCAGAAACAATGTGCCATAGACATCATCAGAGGCAGCGAACAAACTAAAATGCCAGGCGATGAGGGTCAACCAGATCGCGACGAAGATGTGCCAACTATGAAGCCTGTGCATGTGCATCCTCCAGATAAGTCAACTCCATCGTGCCATACGCTTTAAGGTGCCGTTCCATATCAGCGAGCGATTCCCAGACCACGCCATTGCTCAAGGCAACATAACCAGTTGAGAACTGAACACCTTCCGCTTCACGTGTCCTCAGACGTTCTTCAGATGGCAGGTTTGGGATACGTGCGTTATTCCACTTCAATGTAAATGGTTTCATGCTGGACCTCCTCCAACTTCTCGCTGTGCACCTGTTCATTTCTGGCATACAACTTGGCAGCGAGCAGGACAGAGCCAAACCCAACGATGCCAGCAGGACTCTGATCATTGGCCGCTTTATCGAGCAGGTCTTTCACCTGGTGCTGCACTGCCTGGTAACGTTCTGCTTCGGTCATAAACACCTCCAACAAAACAAAAGGGCGTTCAGACCAAACATCACAAAGATGCTCAATCTGAACGCCCGGAACGCTTATATGCGCTGGCCTTGACGCTCTATATCAAATTAGCCAAGATCAGGAAGCTTTGACTGTGGTAGCAGTTCGGTCTCTGAATGGCTAATGGAATGGAAACGGTTATTTTTGATCGTGAGTGTGATACTGCCATGGCCTGACTCAATCTGGTTCGCATGACGCAGGATCGCGATGATCGTTGCCAGATCGATGATCACACGTTGTGCA